CCATGACATCATGTTGGCTCTTGTCTTCATAAGTCTTGATTCGACAAATTTTATACAAGAGGTCTTCAACTTATGAGCTTCTTGATGATCATAACGTAATAGATTTCCGTAATAATCCGTTGCATGCAATTGAACACTGACTTGCGATTGTATTAACGTAGCCCAGCTACCAGTTATGGTGGCCTTATCGAGCACAGTTTCCACAGCATCACAAACCTCAATATCAACGAACACTTTCTCATATAAATGAACCCATTGTGATTGATCGCTAAAACAACCTCTAAAATATGAAGTAATCCCCGTCCACCAAATAGTCGCAATACTAACGCTACTATTGGGAACAGAGACTCTTCTCAAAATGGGTTCATACTGGGGATAGGCTATTTCATCCGGTTCCTTAGAAATCCAGACTAAATATCCCTTCTTCTGAAAGAAGAGCCAGTATGGTAAAGTGGACTTAAATTGACTAACAAACAATGGACCATCCAAACTATCGGTCAACAAATTTATCCCATTCTTATCTATGACGTAAAAACCTAGAGAAACTGAGTCTTCATAGCGATAACGCCAATAAGCCCCAGAAACTCCAATTCCCATAACCTGGTTATCGGCGACATAATTAGGAACAGAATCTACAAAATCTGAAAAGATGATCCCATGGACTTCTAAACCGTTATACAAACGTAAACGATCCTTCAATTCATTGGGAGCTTTTAGGAGACAATAATGACGGTCAACAACATCATATGCAATAAAATAACGCGATATCGCATTATCAAAATTCACATAATTAGCCCATAATATATTTCGGCGGAAAATCTTGTTAAGAATAGTTATTTCCACACGATATGGTCCAAAATAAGGAATCAAAGCGAACCATGACAATAGATGCTGAGAAGGATTAATAATCCAAAGTCCACCGACACAATTTTCGGCATTAACAGAAGTCCAAAAAGGATCTTCGTCCAATTGAGAAATATGCGCGAAAAATCCAAAAAGGTCCATGGTAGTAATATCGACCTTTGAGAGAATATCAATGAACTTATCAAATTTTTTGTCCCCTGTGAGAGCTGGTAAAACAGTTTTTACAACAGGTTTTACGTCTTTACCATCCTCTTTCACAGAACCGGAAGAAACGGATTTTCCGGATTTAACACTCGGGTTCTTAGGCCCACCCTCGCGGGATTTTGCGGGAAGAGCGGCACTTCCCTTTCGAGACTTATTCTCTGGAGGCATCTGGTTAGACACAAC